GTTGGGTGCATTATAGACATTAATAATACATCTCCTGCTTCTAATTTCTCATCGCTTCTAAGTTCTCTGAATCCTGTTCTCCACGCATAACTTTCAAACAAAGGATCATCTAAAAACTCCTGTGGTGTCATATTTCTTTCATAATCTTTTAATTCAATATTCTTTTCCTGTTTATACCAATCTCTAACTAGTGACCAACAATCAGTAACACCCCATACCCACGGACGACCCAATAAATCTGGAACATAACCCTCTGGAATACATTCTCCCCATTCTTCTGTCTTAGGGTTAACAATATGCCACGGAAGTTTACTATGCTCACAACTAATACGATCAGCCTGACTAGGGATAGGAGGTGTGATTGGGTGACTATGAACCACAGCTATAATCTCACCTGTCTTATCTGCATTTACATAATCTTCTGGATTTAAAATAAAATGCTGATGATCTGTAATAGCTAAATTTTCACAAGGAAAATATCTTTGTTTGCCTCTGACATTAAGAAGTAAACCTACAGATTCTTTTGGATCTTGGTCTTTCGCATGAACCAACGCATCATCTCGCCAAGTCATTGATTAAACGTACCAATAGAAGGAAACAAAGCACGAGTACACTGCCTTTTAGGTGCTCGTACTCCTGCCATATCAGTAGATGCAGCTAATTCAAACTCAACAACTTCTCTATTTTCTGCTGATTTACGATCCACAATAAATATCTGACGTTTAAACTCTGCTGTAGGATCTGGTGTGCCTAAAGGATTAGTATTACCAGGAAAGTTTACAGCATCTAAAAATCTAGCCATTGTTCTTATTCTTGTAAAAGTAGCACCAGTAAGATCATTACCTGCTGTTATCTGATTAACGCTGACCAAGATAGATGAAATTAATCCCGTTGCATTACTTATAGTTACCTTTGGTCTTGGAAGTTGACCACGTTGATATGCAAAACCTGTAGCTTCGATAGGAAATCTAAGATATGAATTACCTGCAAAAACTATTTCACCATTAGCATTTAAGTTTGATCCTGCATGAAATCTATAAATAGTATTCGCACCATGTAATGCTGAGTCTAGCTGTAATACAAAAAGTTCAATAATTGCTGAAGGGTTTATCTTTTGAACTTCGCTGAAAACAGGGCCAGTACTCATGGTTCAAACACCTCCCTAAATGTTGCCTGTATCGTAGCTCTGTTTAAATATGGTATTGATTTACTCCATGATTCACAAACAAACTGAGAAGAACTGGCTTCTCCAGGTGGTGTAAAAGTGAAGCTGGCACTATCATTTGCCCTCGCATCAAGAAAAGTTTCTATTGTATCTGCATCTGATTCCGAGACTTCAAAGGTGAAGTTAAATATTTTTGGATTTTGATGCTCTGCTAATCCAAATAAAATTCTGTGTTCAAACCCATCGGCAAAACGAACCGTGCGTGTTAAAGGTTTAGATCTTTTTTGCTGTCCATATTTAGGAGCAATAGAAGGAAAGGTAGCCATTATGCAAGTAAACCTCCAGGTCTTTTCTGTTGTATTAATTCAGATTGTACTGCTGCTGAGATAACACGACCAAGTTCTCTACCTTGCTGTTCATCACCTTCAACAGAAGAACCAGAAGCATCTACGTTTACTACTATGCTTGTAGAACCACCAAGAGCATGATTTGGTGTAATCATTCCTGACACTCCAGGTGTGAATAATTCAGGGCCACGTTCTCCTACGACAAAACTACCACCTCGTTTTACTGGGCCACCTTCTGCCCTAAATATCGAACCTAATATACCGCCACCTCCTCTTTGAAAAGTGCCTCCTACGTTTCCAAAAATTGCCATATTTAATGCAGCATCAGCTAATTTGTTTAAAACATTTCTTAATACGTTATTTAAAGTTTCTGTTCCCTGTATTAAACCTTTAATTCCATTACCTATATCTTGAGCAATAATATTTGATAATTCTCTAAATGGATCTGCTAGTGCTTTTGCGTTATCAAAGATCTGTTGTTGAGTATCTCTAACAATTTTTAACTTTTCAATTTTATCTTCTAATTTCTGATTTACTTCACTAGTTCTTTGTGATTCTAAAAGTTTTAATTCATTATTAAGATTATCTAATTCAAATTTTTCTTTTAATATATTTAAATCTTTGGTGCTTGTTGTTAAACGTTTTTGTTCAAGTTCTAAAGCTTGTTTTAAAGGTTCTAATTCTTTTACTTCAAATTGTCGTCTAGTTGCTATCTTAGCCTTATCTTTAGAATCATCAGGATCAAGATTATTCGGATTTAAATTAAAATCCAATGGATCATTAGCTCTATTAAAAGGATTACGAAATTTATCGCCAGTAGGACTAAAGAATTCGTCAACAAGACTACCTCTTTTATCAAGATCAAAAGCATTTGCAGTAAAAAAATCTATAACACCTGTAATATTTCTTGAAGTTCCTTCAGGTTTTTTACCTTGTATTAAATTATTTAATTCTTCTATTAATGGACCTATAACTTTTGATGTCAAGTTAAGCAAAGATGTACCAAATAAATTAATCTCATTATTAAATTTATTCATCCTTTCGGTATTCTCTTTTATTTGTTCTTGAGTTAAACCAAATTCTTCTGCAAATTTATTAAGCAGAAGTGCTGAAGCATCAGAAGTCATGCCTAATTCATTCATTCTTAAAACTAAATCTCCTGTCTCTGTATTAGCTAACCCTAACTTTGTTACTAATGTCTCAATATTCTCTGTTGGTTTTGCAAGTGCTTTTGTTAGTTCATCTAAAGCACTACCAATAGCCGTACCAGCTATAGAAAGAGCAAATCCAAATTGCCCCATGCCAGGAATAGCTGATAAAGCTCCACCTGCCACACCACCTAAAGCACCACCTATAGCAGCAGTTGGTCCTTGTCCAAACAATAAAGGAAAACCACCACCAATAATTCCACTTCCGACTGCTCCTCCTAACCCTTTTCTTATACCTCGTTGTTGATTTAAAGCTTTTTCTTTTCTAAGTCTTAAATCTCTTAATTTATTACCTCTTCTTAATAATTGTTGTTCTCTCTGCTCAAGCGTCTGCATACCACTCATCGAACGAGCAGCATTATCAATAGCCCTTGTTCTTTGTGTAACAGCTGTTTTATAAGACTTTTCAGTTATTATAAGGTCTTTTACTCTACTATTAAAAACCTTACTTCTATCACTAGCTTCATTTAATCGTTTTCTTGCTTCATCTACTTGTTTATTTAATTGTTTTAAATCTTTAAATCCTTTGACAGCAAGTTGTAAATTAATTTTATAATCAGCCACTTCTTAAAAATTAAAAGATTTATCTCATTCTACCTCTTTTACCTTTTAAAGCACTACTTCTCTGTGATTCTTGTCGTTGTTTTTCAAAATTCTCTGATTCTATTTCTGCATAAGCAGCCCAACCTATCATCTCTTCTACAGTTAAAATGTCCGACAATTCAGCTACAGTTTTACCTAATTCCTTTGCTAAAGAATAAATAAACATCCAACTATTATCAGCTTTTTAATTCGGCTTTAGCCTCTTCCACCCCCTTAGTCTGACCAGCTTCTATCATCGCTAGTTGTATTTCCTGCAAGATATTAGCTTCAACTTCTCTTCTTAATGAAGCCTTATCACCATCTTGAAAAAGTCTATTACCATCTTTATCTAATGCTTTTGTAATCATCAAAGCTAATGCAAAATCATTGACATCATCAGAATTTGATTTCTTTTGTATTGACTCTCTTTCTGCAATAGTCAGAGGGTGCCAATAAACAGTAAGTATTATCGCTCCATCCTTCTTTACATCATGTTGATATAGCTGGCTTACACCAAAACTATTCTTTAGAAGTTCAATCGCTCTTGTCATAAAATAAGTATTGCTACTTTATTATACTAGGCATTTGCTGAAAATTGGCAAGATATTACACCTACGAAATGACTTCTATCTTCTATATCTAACATTGTAGGACCATTTATATCTTCCACTCTTGGCTTTACACTGTAAGTGTCAACATAATTAGCTGAATTAACAGAAGTTAAACCATCTATAACGATATTTGCAATACTAGTTAAATCCTTAGTACCTGTTTTCTTCGGTACATAAATATTGCACTGAATTACTCCTGCATAATAATCAGTAGCAGCACCTTGATTTTGTATCGTTGATTGTGTGAAATTAATATTCATAACTACATATTTTTGTTCTTGTCCTGGTGTCGTAAAACTTAAATTATCAAAGACTAAAGAAACACTAGGATCTTTTTCAGATAATTGATCTGTTACTGCTTGTTCAAAAGCGGCTCTACTATTTACTAAAGTCATAATTAAAACTCTGTATAACGTACACCAGGTAAACTAGCTCCAAAGCCTGATGTTACACCTGATGCTACAAATAGTTTACCTTTCTTCTCTTTCATTGTTTCTCTAATTAACTTTCCTATCTCTCCTTGAACAAATGATTGAACCTTACCTCCTTCTAAAGCTATAGCAGCATATTTAGCTCTATTACCTATAAACACAGATCTTTTAAAATTAAAAGTTTTTGTAACGGGATATCTTCTTTCAACTTTTGGATTATTTGGAGGTGTACTTTTAAAAGCATTAGCTTTCTTAATTTGTGACCACGGTTTAAATTTTCTTATATCATCTCTCGCTCTTATAGCACTAGTAGAAGCTTTCCAACTAGAAGCAAAAAAACCTGTCCAAACGGGACTCCTTTTTTTAGTAGATAAACTTCTATGTACTTTTCTTATTAATTGATTAAAGTCTGCATTTAACTGTGCTTCAAGATCACCAATAGGATCGCTTTTTAAAAAATCTTTAGCCATTAAAAACGTACCAAAACTGTAAACAAATAAATTTGTCCTCCTTTTTTTGTGTCAATATCAAATATCTGTGCAGTTCTTTCTTTGCCATTAAAAGTTAATTTTATCTTGTCATTAATTGTTATTTGATTATCTCCAATCAGATCAGGGGTAATGTATAATTTTGCTTCTCGTTCTTCTTGACCTTCTATTTCTTCACCTCTTATAAACTCTATTGGTACTTTGATATCTGTAAAAGTAGTATCAACACTGACTTGTTGACCTGTAGCTACATTGTATTGTAATTGACCTTTCTTGATAAAGGTAATGGTTGTATCTAACGAAGAGCCTAAATCACTTACTATTTGTTTCGCTATTTGTTTAAATGCTGAATCTAATTGTCCTGCCATTATCCTCTCACCGCCCTAAGTTGGAATGTCCCTGCACCTCCTAACATGTATGCTCCAAGATAACTTTGTAACCAAGGATAGACATCTAAGATATTATTTATAGCTCCTGATCCTTGACTATCAGTATTATATTTAACTTCTATATCTCCTAATTTGACTTCACTAAAATTACCATCTTTGCCTGTAGTCCCTGTGATCGCCCCAGTGTCGTTTGCCAATGCTCTTGCCAACTCAAACTGTGCATATTTGATGTTTTGGGGGATAGCAGAACAAGCAAGTTCTACTCCATCAACTTGATAATTATTTCTTGGAAACTTTAATGCTTGCCCAGAGTCACATCTATCTCCATAAAATACAAATCCATCAATCCATCTAGTAGCTGATATTAGTGATCTATTCTTTTGATCGTCTGTTTTATTTGTCCAAGTCGAAGAATCTGGAACGGTTTCAAAATAGCTGTTAGCTTCAGCCAAAGTGACATAGCTATTAGCATTTGCTCCTTTTATTGTTGCGTCTATGGTAGCTGCCACGATTAATAATTAATTTTAGTTTTATTGTAGCGTAAAGAAAAAACCCCACCAATAATTGATGAGGTTTCGTTATGACCAAATTAATACTACTAAGCAATAGTAGAAGTATCAAGAGGTGAGTTGACTGTTAATCTT